GGAACATCTGAGCAAAAGCACCATTACATGCTGCATACATAACTCGATATCTGGCCATCCACTCTGTAAATAAAATACCATCTCTTATCAAACTACCTATTGGTATCTTAATAAGTCTATAACATCCATTTACCACATGTTTTTGACCTAATACATCTTCATTCTTATCTTCATCAATAGTAAAATTGGTACCGTATCCTTCATATGCATTTAAAAGTACCATACCATCACAAGACAATGAGCCTGTAATTTGTGCAAACTTTGAAGTAGTATCACCCGTAAAGTCTTTGGAACCTGTACCTCTATAATTTGATTCAACGTTAAAGTTTGGTGTTACAATAGTTTCACCGTCATCATTATATCCATAAAAAACAAATTTTTGATTTTGATGAAGTACATAACTATTGTTATTATAAACCTCAGTTTGGTCTGATGTTGGTAATCTATCACTTCTAAAAACCAAACGTTGGCTGTTATTTATAGTTAAAGATGATGTACCATTATAATACACAGGACTATACAATCTAGCCTCATTCATTTGGGAATGTGTAGGTGTACGGTCATTAGAACTAGCCTTGTACATACCTAACAAACTACTACCTTCAACCCTTCCCTGATTTAAAAAATAGTTTTTATTACTATCATTAGTTACACCATCAGGATTTGTATAAGTACCAACATTATATTGGTCATTAGAATTAACTTTAAAACCTCCCTTAGATTTATCCATAGACGAATATCGTAACAACTCAGTTGTAGTAAATGCCGTGAATTTTGAACTGTCAGGTGTGAAAGTAAATGATGGGAAAAATAAGTTAGAACCGTTGTTTGTTGTATTATCCCCAACTAAATGACTCTGTGGTGATTTTGCATCATACACATATGTAGTACTATTATCATTAGGTTGAATTGGTATATTAAGAAAGTAACTACCTTCAACTTTTACATTACCAAATGTTTTTCCAAAAAGAATAGACAAATCATATTCTATATTTTGTCTTTGTGTATATGGGTCAACACCTCTGTTCAAGAGTATAATATCATAATCTCGATAATCAGGTATTTGTAATAATGGTTCAACAAAATTATTATTATTTAACTCAACATCATCCCAATCATCTAAACTACCATTTCTAAACCTTAACGTCTGTTTATATCTAATAATATAGTTAAATAATATACTTTTATTTTGTTGTGACCATAAAATGTCCGCAAATTCTGAAACAGTACCACCCGTAATTATTTGTAGATATTCAACTCCCGATGGAAAATTGTAGTACTTTTCTTCAGACTCATTAGAAAGTATTTTTAAGTTAGCCGTCTGTGTAACACCATTTGGTAAAATATTAGTTATAGATTTAGTAATTAAATTATTATTATCATAAACCGATGTACCCGTAATTGAGGTATTACCAAATTGATTTAAAGTACCACCAGTAACATTTTTATCCGATAGTTTATTTATATCACTAAAAGTTACTAATTTACCCGCACCAAAAGTATTAAAAGTACCTGGGTCACAAAGTAAAACCATAACATTATCATATAACGGGTCTGAAGGTTGAACTTGATTAGTACCAGGTTTATTATTTTTAATCGTAGTTTTTATTATATTTGCTTCACTATTTTGATTTACAAAAGCACCATTTTTAAAATATCTTTCTCTTTGATTTAATAAGTTTAATCTATGTGGTTATTATGGTTCTTCACTATATCCTCGTCTACCTGTATTATTACCATCATCATAAACCGGTACCCTTTGGAAGTTACCTGCATCATTACCTGATAATAACCACCTTAGTTTTTTATTTAATTCATCATCATTTTCTGGCGTAAAATTACTATAATACCCTCTATCGTTTACATTTGCAATTAATGATAAGTTTTCACCCTGACTTGAATTTGTTAAGTCTTTAGGACTATTGTATGTTGTTTCACAATTACAATTTTCACAGTCAGGGTATGATATCATAGGTAAATTTAAAGTGGCCATGGCGATGGACTCACCAGTGTTAACTCCAAACCACCTTAATACCTTTTTAATCGCATTTATTAAACCAATGATAATACCATAGATAAGGTAAACAACATGTAAAACAATTATTAAAGGAATAAACAAAGCCCTTACAATAAACATTAAAACATCAAATAATATTAGATTACCTGAATTTTGTTCACCATCATTTACAGGAAACTTATTGACACTGTTTTTACATAATGAGTCATCTATATTTTTAATACCTAAATGACGTTTGTCTCCAAATCCAAATTTAAAACGGTCGATGTTTGAAGATATAGTATATACTTTATTGTAGTGAAATTGATAAAATCGGTCTTCACAATTAATAGCCTCTTCAATCATCTTTTCACCTAAACTTGAAATACCCCCTAAAGTATTTTTGTCGGCATAATCAGCCCAATCTAATGAGAATGCATAGGACGCTTCGGTGTCAACGTTAGTACCATAATATTCTTTAATATTTGGAACCAAATAATTAGCTCTTTGTACTTCATTCTGTAATCCACCTTCGTTTTGCCATTTTACCTTAAATCTGTATTTCGCACTCGTTGGGATACAAATAGATGGGTCGTTAGATAAGACTTGTTCACCAAATTCATTTGTGACAACATAATCTAAATTCATCGGCACCTCACATAACCAAGCACCTTCTGAATCTATCACATTACCACCATTTTCCAATTTATATTCTTCAAGGACTGGATATCCTTGGTTATCAACACCTATAGTTTGACGTATGGCTAATATTTGTCCAGGCCCTGTTGTTAATTCACATAATCGACCTGTACTATTTTTTGTTCTACAATTTTCTTTTAATGAGTCTTCATCAGGATTTGAGAATATAGAACCCATGAATATTGCGTGTGGTTGTATGTTAACTCCAAAATCTCTAAGGTCAAAATCAACACGAGTGATTCCTATATTACATAAATCTTCTTGACCCCAAAATGAAGCCACGTCAACATCTTTTACCGCATTAATAATTTGTGGAAGAGTTTCTAAATCTGTCGATGCTCTAAATTGTTGACCAGCAACTTGTCCTTCCGTAGCTAAACCCATTCTAATCAAGTCAGAAGGTCTCAATGAGAAACAACCCATATCTGATAAGTCAAGGTCCATCACAATTTTTTGAATACCTAACGGCACCCCAATAATCATAAAGTCACCCGACTCATTTGTTTTTACAGTATATTTGTAATACTTTTCATAGACTTCTAAAACTTCTTGTCTTGTTAAGATGTCATCTTCAGTTGGGAATGTCCCTGTCGGTGTGTGTCCACCATATGTTTGTTCATAAGGTAAAAGATTATATCTGTAACCATCTTCATTTTTTTGTCCTATATTCTTATAAGGATATAATGTAGATATAATTGGGTCATTTTCATCGACACTATCTAAAGGAACAAAGACAGATACCTTGGCGTTTGGTAATCCATAACCTCCGTTTGTAATTACACGACCCACCACTACACCATAGTCAGCGCAGAATCTTGTATAGACATCTTCTTGTCTTAACTTCAATGATAATATCTCAAGAAAGTCAAAATCTTGTGAAACTTCTACTTTAATATTTTTGTCAACACCTGGTTGTGTTCGTATTCTGTATGACTTGGGCATATGTAACTTTTAAGATAAATATTTATCTATCCAATTTTAAAAATAATTCTTGTTTCGTGTATGTAAACTATCTTATGAGAAAGAAACACCCTTCAAGTCTTTAACTCTAACTGTAATATCTTTATTAGGGAATCTAACTTGGTAAATTTGGTTAGGTTGAGCAAATATTGTGTCGTCAATTAACTCAATTTGTTTTGTTGTTGAGTTTGAATATCTTTGTGATGTTTGAGACGATGAATAATCCCCACCCGTTCTATTGAATATGCTAATATCTGATAGTGATATCACACCTGAAATATTTTGAATAATTCTTCTAACTTCCGACACATTTAGGTTTTGTCCTAACTCACGATTAAGTGAACTCATATATTGTGAAATTTGATTTACAATCTCAGTAATAACCTGACCTTGATTTTGTGTTGACTCAAAAACCACAGATAAATCAAAAGCCAAATCAATTACTTGAGCACTTGTTATCTCAACATAATCGTTAATCATTCTATAATTTGATAGATATGTTGCAACATTATTTCTTAATGTATTTGATAAAACTTCAGTAAGTTGTCCTTCAGCATCATAGGCTAACATTTGTACAATAATTTTATTGTTATTCTCTGTTATACCCACTTTAGCTGGTGCTCCAAATTTACCAGGCATCGTAGCAATTAACGTTTGATAATCATTAATCGTAACCGCTCTTTTCTGAGATGAAAAGTTAAATCCAACCATATTTCTAACTTCTTCAGTTGTTGGTTGATTAGCACCTCCGATAGCAGCTGTAACGTTGTTTACTGTTAATGAGTTACTCACAGTTTGGTTAATGTTGTCCGATGGTCCATTAACTGAAAAATTAATCGTACCTAATTGATTAATTGCATTCACACCTATATTAGATGAGGTACCTCCCCCAATTCTATATTGTATAAACAATGTGGTATTTGGTGTTACCGTTAAACCCAACCCAATATTATTTTGATAGTCTTGTATTCTCATTGGTACACCTGTTTGTGCAAATTGAGCAAGTTGTTGGTCAGGTGTTGTTGTACCCCCACCAAAAGTCATTTTTAAAAACCCTTCAGGTGTATATTCTGAAATAAATCTATTGTCCGTTTGTAACCATCTACCCACTTTTACACCGGTAGAGTCTGCAGGTTTTGTAGGGTCTTCTATGAAAACTTTAGATTCTGCTAAAGCGTCCACTTCATACCATTTATTTGGTGAACTAATAAATTCTGAATATGTTGGTGTGGCTTGGTAGTTTGTGCCGTCTTTCTGTATAACTGAAGTAATACCTAAAACATTTCTCTCAGGTAAAAATATTTCATAAAAAGGAATAACGTCACTTGGATTGATAACCTGTTTAAAAACTTTTGTTATACCATTAACGACAGTTTCTCTCTTTGTTATAGTATAATTAATTAGTCTATTATTGGAATCAAAATTAGGAATTTTGATTCTATTTGGAAACCCACTATTATTATACGGTGAAGCAAAATCAATGTCATAAACATTTTCAAAAGTTTGTCCTCCACCAACAACTTGAGAACCCGCTCTTAATATACCTAAATATCTTGCGTCTTCTTTGTCCCCAAATGCTGGTACTGTAATTGAAAAATCAACCATAGACACCGATGGTCTATATCCTGGTATTTTTAAACCATATGTTCTTGCAATATTATAAACTGACGAACGTTGTTGTGCATATTGTAGTACCGTTTCTTGAATACTACGGTCAATATGATAATGTAAGTTATCACCAATGGCTGCGTTAAGGTCTAAGAAAACAGAAAATACAGAAGCGTCATTGAAGTTATCAATAAGTTCTGGATAATATTGTCTTGTGTAATTTATTAGGTCTTGTCTTAAACCTTCAAAATCTCTTTCAGTATAAGATATCTTTTTGTTTGCCATATACTATTAAATATTGATAATTATAAAATCTCTTGACTCGAATGCTTTGTCATCAACACTATAATCAATTCTTAATTTTGCGGTGTATTCTTCAGTACCTTTACCTGGTATCCTATAAACTGCACCACCAACTTTTTCGTAATTTAATTCTCCCTGTGCTTCTAAATCATCAATATAAGGTGTTAATGTAATATCCTTTATTGTTAAGTTAGGTATGAACTTATCTACCGCTTCTCTGATATCTGATTTAATCGCTTCAAATGTTGGACCATCCATTGGTTCAAAAATAAACTCGTATATTCTCGTACCAAAATCAGGTAAATAATATCTTGTTCCCTTTCTAGTGAGTATTAAATGTAAAAGGTCTGTCCTTATCTCTTCAACACTACTTTGTGAAAGAGATAAATACTTTCCTTGTAAACTATCTCTAAAAGGAAAATTAATACCGTATGTAAATCCATCTGCCATTATACATAAATATATTAGTCTAATAAATTATAAAAAAAAGAGGACCTAAGTCCTCTTTATTATTATAAGTTGTTATTTTTAACAATTATCCTTCACATGCAACACAATGTAAGTCGTTCAAACCCAACTTCTTTCTTGCGAAAGCTTGAGCTGAATTCATTGAGTGTTGGTAGTATAGTGTCTTAACTCCTAACTTCCACGCATCTATGAGAAGTTTGTTAACATCTCTCGTTGGCATATCAGGTGAAATCATCAAATTCAATGATTGTGCTTGGTCGATGTAATCTTGACGAACCGCAGCCATGTTGATAATAGATGCTTGATTAATTTCGGCAAATGTTCTAAAGACATCTTTTTGTTCATCAGTTAGAAATTCCAAATGTTGAACAGAACCGTCAGCCTTTTTAATACTATTCCAAACTTCTTTAGTGTCTTTACCTAACTCAATCAACAAGTTTTTCAAAACAGGGTTTTTAATAGTTACCTTCATTTTAGCCACATCTTTCACATAACAATTAGACCAAATTGGTTCTATTGATTGTGATACCTGACCTAAAATAAATGCCGATGATGTTGTTGGTGCAATAGCATTTAATGTAACATTTCTTCTACCGTATCCAACTAAAGTTTCAGGTTCCCCAAACATTTTAGACAACTCTTCAGATGCTTTATATGATTTATCTTTAATCAATTTAAACACCTCAACGTTTAATCTTGCAGTTTCTCTTGTGTCAAAAGGTAATCCTTTTGATTGGAGTAGTGAGTGCCATCCCAATACACCTAAACCTAACGCTCTCTGTCTTTTTGCGAAGTTGTAAGACTTTTCTAAGTAAAAGAACGCTCTTTTACCTTCGATAGTACCATTGTCACGAATATCTTCAATTTTTGTTAAAAACTCAGTAACAACAGCATCTAAGAAGTATACCATCGTTTCTACCGCATCTGTGTCTTTCCACTCATCATAATGAAGTACATTCATAGATGAAAGAACACATACGAAAGATTCTTCCTCAGAGTTATGAAGTGCAATTTCAGAACAAAGATTTGAATTATAAATTTTCATATCTTTATCTTTATACACCTCAGGTGCTTTGTTATTCATGGTATCATGGAACATAATATATGGATATCCAATCTCACCACGTCTTTGAATAACTTTAGCCCAAATTGCTCTTTTTTCCTCATCACCATTAATCATTTCTTCCATAAACTTGTCGGTAACGGTAACAGCGTGTGTTAAGTCTTGAATAGGAGCACCTTCAGTACCAATTTCTAAAAACTCCATAATGTCTGGATGTTCTACAGGAAGATAAGGTGAAAATCTACCTCTACGTGTTGACCCTTGTGAAATGTTATCAACCACACTTTGAAATAAATTCATAAAGTGTACAGAACCAGGTGCATGTCCATTGTCTGTAATTTCAGCACCTCTACCTCTGATATTACCAAAATACCCTGAAGTACCTCCACCCATCTTACTCATTTCTCCAACCTCAGCCTGAGTGTAAAGAATTGATTCTATATTGTCACCAATATTAGAACCAAAACAACTTACGGGTAACCCTCTCTTTTTTCCAAAGTTTGCCCATACAGGAGATGATAATGAATACCACCCTTTACCCATATAGTCGTAGAATTTATCCGCAAATCCTTCAATACCTAATATCTTTTCAGCATGGTCTGCAATAGTTCTAATCCTTTCTAAAGGTTCTTCACCTTCACTTAAATACCCTCTACGAAGAAACGTAATTGATTCATCGTTAATCCAATCGAATTCTTTTCTTTTATTCATTTTTTACTTTTAATTTTTGTTAGAACAAGTCATTTGATGTTATTGACTTACTTTTTTTACTGTAATTGATACTTCTTTTATTGAAAAAGTCTGTATGTTTTGTTGTTAGAATTTCATCATCAAACCATTCAGTTGTCTCCAATAATTTAGTGTCAACATGAAAAATATTTTCAATACCAATAGAGTTTAATGATACATTAAAACGATGTTTAATAAACTCTATAGTTTGTGATTTAGTTAAGAAATCTAAATCACCCTCTTCGAAAATCCAATCCACAATGTCTGATTCAGCACTGAAAGCTTCTAAAGTCGCTTCAATTAAATCATCCACCAATTCAGGTGTCCACCATGAAGGATTTTCTTTTTTAATTAAGTTAACCAAATCAAATCCAAATTCCGCATGTATGTTCTCTTCTTTTGATGTGGCTTCAACCGCATTACTCATACCTTTTAACATGTTTTTGTGTTTGTTAAATGACATAATAACAAGGAACTGTGAGAATAGAGAAACATTTTCTACAAACATTGAAAACAATACCACAGACTCAAAATAATCTCTGTTTTCAACAGACTTTGAGTGTATTATAGATTTTTCCAAATACTTAATTCTTTTTCTAATCGCCGGAACATGTAGTAAACTTTCGAACTCTTTATTTAAACCTAACACTTGAATTAGGTTAGAGTATGCATCTGCATGTCTTACTTCTGATTCTGCAAATGTTGCACCAACATTACCGATTTCAGGTTTTGGCATTCTTTTGTAAATGTCACCCCAAAATGTTTTTACAGCAATTTCAATTTGTGAAATCGCCAACATAGCTCTTTGTACTGCAGTTCTTTCAGATTCTGATAAATGTACCTTAAAGTCTTGAATGTCTTATGTAAAATTAAAGTCGGTGTGAACCCAATATGAATGTCTGATTGCGTCAACATATTCCACCAACTCAGGATACTCATAAGGTTTTAAATTTAATCGTTTAGAAAAGATATTTGGTCTTTGTTTAGAACGATAAATAATATACTCTCTGGCAACATCATTCAACCCATTATCCATTAATTTGTTT